AAGTTAAAGAAGATCTTCCTGATATTTCTGCATTAGACGTTATTAAGATGGCTATGTGGACGGCCCTTCAGGATGATAATTTTGAGGATGCTGCTCGGTATGCTGAGAAGTTGGCTGAATATGAGAAACCTAAGTTACAACGGATCGATCAATCAATCACAACAAAGACAGCAGATCTATCTGATGAAGATTTGATGCGTATCATTGAAGAAGAAGGATTGACAAAGATCCGGATTCCTAACTGATTCTGCCTTCTTATTAGGCACCGGCTGGAGAGCTATGCTGGGTATCGATCACGCCAGTGGCGATTCTTTATCGATCTCTACAAGTGTGACTTTGAACTTCTTTGGTTTGATGTTAGTCAGGTCATAGAACTCACAATCATCAATGTCGTGGTATTCAGATAGGTCTATATCACGGATACTTTCAGGAGAGGTTCCGAGGAAAGTTTCTCCATCGCAGATACATAGCCAGGTTTGTTCAGGTGTGGGTGACATGTTTGATTCCGATAGAGTTGATTGCTGAGAGGCATATTGGGCAAGGTTTAGCCAACAGTGGTTTACCTTTGTTGTTTAACCTTATTATGTGCATTGAGTACGCTTTTGTGATATCTTTACATTTCACTATTGCATCAATCTCTGCATGTAGGTAGATCTTTTGTGGAAGACCTACTAAGTTTGCATGATGGGCTTGAAGCGGGTGGGTTTTGACGTACGAGTTTTGCCCGATTGAGAGAACTCTTCCCTTTCGATCGTGGAGGAGTACTTTAATTTTGTGTTTTTCCATACGATATTACCTTTAGAGTCCATACCACCTATTACCCTTGCTTTGTGGCGTTTGAAGATACATTGCTTTTTGCCTATTAAGGCTTCTGACTCGGGTACATCGAGGATTACTATGCGTGGTGCACCTTTAAGTTTACTGAATGGGATTGTTTTAAAGTGTTTTTTCTTCCACCACAGATGGAACTGCTTTATTGTTACACAACCACAAACATAGGCATACATATCATGGGCGTATTCGATTATGCCTTCTGCCTGTGGTGACGGTAAAGCAGACCAATGTGAACTGTATGAGTATGCTTTCTCCCAACCACGACCCTCTTTTGGTGATCCCACTGTTTCCATTCGTATAACAATCATTCGTCAGCTCCGTACGTGTTTGATATGGGTTAGTTTACCGTCCAGGAACCATTTTTGGATACCTGTCTCTGGGTCATACACACAGGTTTCTTTTGCTTTTACCGCTGCTTTACATCTGGCGATCAAAGCTTTGTAACATGCGATAACGTATGGGTAGTTGTTGAAGTTGGGCTCGGGAGCCTCGTGGTAGTTAAGTGTTGACATTGGTTGTTAAGTCTAAGGGGTTGTTTTCAAGGATTGATACGCTGAAAGGGTGGGTGTGTCCTGCATGTATGTGGAGGGTCACAACTATAGCGTATGTGTTTGCGTCATTAGGTGCTACCTCTTCCCATGCTTCTCCTGCTGGTATCCATGCGAAGTGTCGTAGTGTGGTCTTTGGTTTGATACGGTATTGGACATTTTCTTTGAATAGTGGTGGGAACTTGGCGGTGAACCAACTATTATTGCTATCTGAGAAGATCTCAAATTCTTTCTCACCATTAGCCATGGCGATAATGCATTCAGCGTGTATGTGTTTGGTCATTTTGTTGTCTTAAAATAGATTGAGCAACGATCGCTCTCTACTGGGTATTCATTGAAAGGTATGCCTGCAGAGTCAAGTTCGTTGAGGATTTGATCTACTACACCTCTTGGGGATGCATCAGATATGCCACCAATGCAACCACAAATGTACCGCAGTACCTCGGCTTCTTCTTTGTTGAGAGTCAGTGTGTATTCTGTTGTTTCAACAAAGCTGGTGGTAACAACAGGTTTGGTATACGTTTTAGATATACACTTAGCCATTAAACTTCTCCTACGAAGTAGTTGGATTGTACCATCTTAGGTGCAGATGGTTCATCCGGGCTGAGGTGTGGTAGCAGGGCTCTGTAGAGGTCAGATGCTACCTCTCTGCGAGGACCTACTCCACCTATAGTACCTACTATACGGAGTAGTGTTGTGGCTTCGTAGGGTGTGAGCTCGATAAGGACGTTTTGGCGGGTGACCTCAATGAAGGTTTTGACTTCTTCGCGGGTTACTCGGTTTTGGATTGTTGCTTGTACCATTATTTATTCTCCGGTGAAGTGTGTTGCGGTGACGGCTGGGAGGTGGTCATATTCAATACCTTCTTCCTCAAGCGCGCTGTAGATTTCGTTGCATGCATTACGGCAAGTACCTTTTCCATAGATAGATCCTACCAATCTGCGCAGGATTTGAGCCTCCTCGATTGATAGCTTTAGGACTACTCCTTTGATAGTCTCTACTCGTTTGATTTCGATTTCAAAAGTTTCTTTAGTTGCTTGTGCCATTATAGTGTGTCCTTAAAGTAGATACTGCTTTCTTCACTTTCAACTGGATATTCCCCTTCTTTTACATTTTCTTCGGAGAGGGCAGTCCCTATGCTATCCATATATTTTCTGGCAGAGTGGTATATGCTGCCTCCAATGTGTTGACATACTTGATGTAGCGTTTCAGCCTCTTGCTTGGATAGCACCAGTGTGTATTCTACGTCAATAACTTGAGTGATTTCTTTGGTTGTACATTTAGCCATTATTAGGATCCTTTACGTTGTGAGAAATAAATAGCAACTCGAGTCAGGATTGACAGTTCTTTACGGTAGTAGGCTTCTTCATTGGATGTCTTTTCAGGAGGTGGGTTTTCAAGGCAGTTTAGGAAGGTGTGTACTTCTTGGATACTGTCGTTGAACTTTTTGTTCTCTTCGCGGGTGTTGTTGTGGTATCGCTTCTCATCAGCTAACTCTTTTGTGAGTTTGGTGACGGTATCTTGCAGTGTCTTAATCTGCTCTTGTTGGGTTTGAACAACAGAGATCAAAGATGGGCATTCAGAGGATTCGTTCATGGTATTTTCTGTGTAGGTTTGTAGAAGGGAGAGGGCTTGATCGATGTTCATTGGTTTACCATTTCGAGGAGTGTTTGTGCGGGTAGTTCATTTAGCAGCAATAAGATAAAGATCCTTTCATCTGTGAGTTTACCGTATTCTGGTAGGCTATCCGCATCATCGTCTCCCACTATTTCTCTGAAGAGTTGATAGCAGATACCGTATGAGTTGGTCATACAGCAGATACCAAACTCCCATATGTCTTCCAGATCAGGGTTATGGATCAGGTTTGATACACGTTCTTTAAATCGACGTATTGTGGTTAGGTTGTAATACATTATACGAATCCTCGTTTAACGGACACTAGGTGTGCCACATAGATGATAGTTGGTAAGGTCAGCAGGAATATATGTTCAAGCATTTTGTTATTGGTTACTATAGTTGTGATTCAAGAGCAGTCATTGTGAGGATGTCCTGTGAAGTGTGTTCTGTGAGGGTACTCTGGCTGGGATACGTGATTAGTATTGAAAATGTATCTAATCGGGTGTACTGTGTTGGGATTAGTATTGTTTTAGTAACTAATCGTCTGACAGTAGCCCCACCACTACAACCCCACCAAAAATCCCCAATCAAGTACTCTCCCGAGTAAAACCACTTACGATTTTAGCGATTTTTACGATTTTAGTGATTTTTATGATTTTTTGGGTAGTTAGCCGGTACCTAATAAGAAGAGTGATCCACTTAAGGATCCAAATTGAGAATGTCCGTCATGTTGCGCCCTTACATGACACTGAGTAGTAGCAATACTGCTCTTAAAGGACACCCCAATTTGTACACCCTAAGGGCGCCTTAATAAAGATATCCTCGTGGTGACACTTTGGCAGGAAAGGTAGCAGCTTGTGGTGCCTTGTGAGGGTTATTGGTGAGGGATATTAGATAGGAACATTAGTGAGGATACCTTTATTGTGTATTAGTTATTAAATAGTTATTTATTAACAATAATCTATTAATTCTTTTGATTAATAAACTATTTCTTTAAAAGGGTTCATACCGAGGATACCTTAATCAGGTTAAAGGATACCCTCGGTAGGATAGGTTTAGTCTTCCTCAACAGACTGATCAAAGATAGCTGCGTATTCAACAACCAATCCTTTGATCTCATTCTCAGTACACAGTCTTTCTATGTTCCCAAGTTCTTTGCTTGAAACAAAGAGTTTTGTGTAACCATCGATGTCTTCTGTTGTCTCAACAGTGCATTTGTATTCATGGATTGTCTCAATCAGGTTCTTGTTTGAGGTACCAAAGTCTTTACCACACAGAGCTGTCAGCAGAAGGTATTTACGAGTGTTCATGATCAGATATCCTTAGAGATGTTGTTGAGAGAGTGAATAGAGATGAGTGCTAATGATGCTGCATTAATACAGAACATCCCAAAGTAGAACATTGAGAATGCTTGTTCAAGCTCTTGCAGGGACATCAGCATGGTTACTCCGTTGAGAGCCACAGTGATGACCATGCAGAGGAGCATATATGGTTTGTCAATCATATTAGTTGTCAGTATGACTACTGCCTATACCTTAGTTGTGGACTTGACTTCGATGATCTCGCCATGGAGGTCACACACGAATGCCATGTTGATGAGATGTTCGATGTTGTCAGCAACAGCAAAGATGAACCCGTCAATGTTCTTAGCGGAACATCCAAACTCGGCACATGCTTCTTGTGCTTCTTCGAGAGTGAGAGTGGATTCGAGAACTGTCAAGAGAATATAGCGCATGATATTACTTTCAATATAGGATTGTGAAACGAGTTAGCCTAGTACCTACCCTATGCTATGGTCTCTCCGTTGTGAAGCCCGAGAAGAGCTATGGTAAAGTTGTATTAGCTAGGCCATTGTTAGTGGCCCAGCTGTGTCACTCACTCAGCATGAGCGATATCGTAGAACCAACGGTCAGGATTAAAGCCACCAGCAGCCATGAACTGGATCGAAGTGCCCTCGTTCTTAGCCCCAACAAGGATCTTCCACAATGTACGTCCATGCTCGATGCTCTGCAGACGATCAACCTTGCAAATACGCACGTTACCATCTGCACCCACAGCACGGATCTCCCGTGTGGTGTCATTGTAGTGGATAGACATGATGAGCGTTGCTTTGGACTTCTTCACTTCAGCCGAAGGAGTGGCAGTAGCAAAGACTACATCCATGCGACGGGCATTAGCTTCGACCAGCATAGCGGACATAGCAGCGAAGGAAGGCGAGTTGAATGTACGAGTAGCCATGATATACCCTTTCAAGGTATGCTTGGTAGTGACGATACCAGCGTTAGAATGCAGATGCACTCTGGTATACCCATATAGGGCATACCGGAATGTTATCACATCATCGGTTGCATGATGATTGTGTAGCCATTAGTCCAGTACTCACTAAGCACATTCATCAAATGCTCTTGGTACTGCTCCATAGAGAAGTAGTATGTCTCGGTACCATGCTGGGAATGGGTACACACCACCATAGTGTAACCAATACAATCCCATTGATGGCAACGTCCTAATGGATGTACCTTAAGAGAAGTAAGCAGGTTGTTGTGACGCTCACGAGCAGCAAAGAAAGACATGATAGATCCTTTCAAGATCAAGGAGAGAACAGGGCAAGACGCCCAACGAGACACAGCACCCACAGGCGACACGCGAGCAGAGGCAGCAGCCAGAGACACACGCCCGAAGGAAAGACAGGGGGGACACCAAAAGAAACAAGGCGAACCCAACAAACAACCTGATTCTTTGACACACAGAGGAAGAGGGGTGTACAGAATTTCCCCCAGCAAAGTACCCTCTCCAAAATTATTTTTATAATTTCTACAACAAATACCCCTCAAACTCATAGGGTTATTCCAAGTAAACTCCGAGTAAAAAATTTTAAGATTTGCCAAAAAGAGCAAATAAGTATTCAAAAGTACATTTAGCCGGTACCTAATAAGAAGAATAAACTAAGGAGAATATATGTCTGGAGAACGTCCATTTCAAAGTGTCATGAACACTGCATCCGGGGATATGAAAAACCCAGAATACCGTAAATACATGGAACAAAAGCAAGCACTAGAAGGATCATATCCAGAGATAATTGTTGCGCCTTTAGCTAGGTCTGCTGTACAAGGGGCTAAAGCATTAGGCCCAGCCATCAAAGATGTATTCCAAACAGTTGAACATAAAAACTGGCCTACTGTGTACAACCATGTAGTTGGTGGTGAGAATATACAACCAGCAACAGAAGCAACCGCTAGAGTAATGCTAAGAGGTCGTAATCCTACTTCCAAAGAAGATATCACCCATGCTTATCGTAACCTACACCCTGATGAAATTGCAAACGCAAAGGAGACTGGGTACTTCTTACCTAACCCTACTATGAAATACAGTGATGAGGGTAAATGGTTTTCTGCAGGGGACGCAGAAGGGATCTTTGGCCGAACATGGAAAAACTACCCTCAAAATACAACTATACGACTTCCTCTTTCTGCAGTACCAAAAGCTAAAGCCGCTAAATACAGTGATGCCGAAGTCCTTGATAAGCTCACCGGTAAGTACGGTCCACTAGGAAACTAATACAAATGGCAACTAAACCAAAATCAGAGAGAAGCTCGTCTACGAGTTCGCTTAACCAAAAGAAGTTGGAAGCACTTCGAGAGATCAAACGAAGAGAAAAGTTAGAAATTTATAAAACTGACTTTGCACTATTTGCTTCCGAACAAATAAAGATTCTTCCAAAGGATTCTTCCAAAGGTTTTCATGCTTTCGAATTCAATGCAGCACAGGTCATTGTAAATGAAGCTATTGAAAAGCAGTTGAAAGAGACAGGAAAAGTAAGAGCTATTATTCTGAAGGCCCGCCAAATGGGTCTATCAACATACACCACATCAAGAGTCTTTTGGAAGAGTTATTTTAATGCACACAATAAATCAGTTGTCATGGCCCATGACTCAGCTACGTCTGATGCTCTGTTCACTATGTCTCGTAACACTATTGACAACATGTCTGAAGAGTTCCGCCCAGTATTCCAGAAGTCGAATGCCAAAGAGATTGTCTTTGAACACAATAAATCCGGATATCGTCTGTATACAGCGGGTGCTCCTGAGGCAGGTCGTGGTACGACGCCTACTATTGCTCATCTGTCAGAAGTCGCTTTCTGGGTCCATGACGTCAAGATTTTGGCGGGACTTTTCCAAGGAATCTCACAAGCAGATGGTACCGAGGTTATCCTTGAGTCTACGGCTAATGGCATAGGTAATGAGTTCCACAGGTTATGGCAGGGGGCTATAGCTGGTGAGAATGACTATCTACCTATTTTTGTACCATGGTTCTTGATGCCGGAATATTCAAGGAAAGCCCCTGAAGGTTTTGAGCTTACTATTGATGAAGAGATTGTATCCAAGCAGCATCTGCTATCAAACGATCAAATGTATTGGCGCAGACTTAAGATATCAGAGTCAGGCTCAGATAAGTTCAAGCAAGAGTATCCAGCCACCCCAGAAGAAGCTTTTGTATCATCAGGCTCAAATGTATTTAATCTAACTAAGCTTAACAAACTAGTACCCCAGCCAGTACTCGCCCGCAGAGAATTTAACTTTGAATCTTGCATGATGGAGGACACCCGGCAAGGTTCTATTGAGATCTATAAGTATCCCACATTTGAAGATTCTTTTGCTATTGGAGCAGACGTAGCTTTGGGAGTAGGGAAAGACAGTTCAGCGGCAGTAGTAATGAACTCAAAGAGGGAAGTCTGTGCGGTATACCGTAATAACACTATTGATCCATCACAGTATGGCGATCTGTTATTCTATCTGGGCCGATACTACAACAACGCTTTATGTGCTGTTGAATCAAACTCTATGGGTATTGCCACGCTTAATCGCCTTACGCAGATGAAGTATGTAAACTTGTACTATCAAACCAAGACAGCAAACGTATCCAAAGAAGAAGGTACTCGTATCGGGTGGAAGACAACCTCTGCCTCAAAGCCCATGATGATTGGATTCCTGAAAAATGCTATCGAGCAGGATGATATCTGGATTCCATCACGGACTATTATTATGGAATGTATGAACTACATTTCTGATGATTCTGGGAAGACTAATGCACAGAACGGATATACAGATGATACGGTTATTGCCACGGCTATTGCGCTGGAAGTTATCCGTACACACGCCGACAGATTAACCAATGACAAAGTTCCGTTTTCACAAAAGATGGCTGGATTCCAATATCAGGAGACAACTTGGCTATGATACACTATGTATACGTACACTTTACCAAAGATACCCTTGAGCCTTTCTATATAGGCAAGGGTAAAGGTCTACGTAGATTCAAAACAAATAGTAGGAATCGATGGTGGAAGTACAAAGTAGCTAAACACGGATTTGTCTCTGATATCTTAAAAGAATTTAATACCAACAAAGAAGCATTAGAATACGAAATCGAAATGATTGCTTTCTTTAAGAGTGAAGGAATTAAATTAGTTAATCTTTCGCTAGGTGGTGAAGGTTCTTGCGGGGTTAAAGCTTCAGAAGAAACGAAGAGAAAGATTGGTGAGCATTCTAAAAACAACCCACGCGGTACTGCGGTACCAAAAGATTTAATTATTGCTGTAAACATTGATACAGGAGAAATCCTAACTATGCTAGGTAAATCAGATATTGTGGCCAAAGGTTTTCAACCTCGTTGTGTTTACCGCTGCTGTAACAACAAGCAAGCATCGCATTTAAATCACACATTTTCAAGGAGTCCTCTCTATGGCAGCAGTGCCCAAACAAACAGCAGAACAAAACAAACTTTTGATGGGTATGCTCAGTAAGAAAACCCAAAACAAAGTACTTGATAACACAAAAGTCGAGAAGTCAACAAAAACGTTGCCTATCCGCGAACTCTATAATAAAGGACGATAAATGGCAAACATTGTAAAACTACTCGCTTCAGGTATCACCTCCGCACCAACCACATCTGGTGCAGTAAACATCGAAGACCTAAACTCAAAAGAGATTTCCTACCAAGCTACAGTTGTAGGTACCGGTGCGGTATCTGCCACGGTTATTATTGAAGTGTCTATCGATGGTGTTGGTTGGCTATCTGACACATCCTCAACACTATCTTTGACTGGTACTACTGTGGGCTCTGCATATCTGAACTCTAATGGTTACTGGTCTTTTGCACGAGTACGTGTTACTGCTATTAGCGGCACAGGTGCCTCTGTAACAGTTACCATGGCAGGTCAATAATGGCTAATAGTCCTATTGGTAGTAAAGAGCTACACAATGATGTACCTGCAATTTGGAACACCGACGGCACCCTGCGCACGCCTGCGGGGGGGAGCGTTAGTGTAATTTCAGTCGTGTCCAGCGCAGCCCCATCCAATGCCGATGGCCGCCCCGATGGCACCATCTACTTCCAGACGGTGTAAGCCATGACGGTACAGATCAAAAAGGCGGGAGCCTACAGCGCAGCCGCTGGCGTCTTCGTCAAGAAGTCAGGCGTCTATTCGGCTGTGCAAGGGATGTTTGTGAAGGTGGCGGGGGTTTATCAAAATGTTGTTGGGTTCCTCGCTGCCAATGCTGTATTTGATTGGTCTCGACTTAGTGGAACAATGCCAGGGGGCCTAGACTCGTCTACGGGTTCTGCTTCATTTTGGGTTAAATCAAATCTAACAATTCTTGGCAGCTATCGAACTATATTTGTTTCAGGAAGAAGCGGGTTTGGAATTAATGATGCCGGGATGCTATACGTCGGCCTTGCTGACTCTACAAACACAAAGACATTGTTAGCTGTTACGCAAACGGCGGTTACAGCGGGGCACTATGCTATTGAGTGGGATACATCTGCCGCTGCTGGGTCAAAGACAGTCCGTATATTTTTTAATGGATCATCTGTTCCGCTAACTGTCACAGATGCATCTGTTGGTTTTGTATGCCAGTATCAGTTTGGCATTGGCGTTGGGGCAACAAGCGCAGGCTCTAACTGGAGTTATGCAGACATTGGCGAACTGATGTTCTGGCCAGGTACATTTGCAAACTGGACTACTAACATATCAAAAGTGTATGCCGCCGGAAAGCCTGTAGACCCAGGAGCAAATGGATCAACTGCACTTGGGGCCACCTCAAGTGTTTATCTTTCTGTCCGAGGCTCCGCATTAGCATCAACTTTCTTATCAAACCTTGGTTCTGGGCCTGCACTAACGCTCACCGGGATGACGCTCCAGCGTGCTGACGAGGCGGTTATCAGTTACGGGGACAGTTTGACATATGGAACAGGCGCAAGCTACACCGGCACATATTGGACTTCATTGGTATGTCATGGGCTAAACCGACCGATCAAGCAAGCTAACTTTGGCGTTGGAGGTGAAACCATCGGCTCAATTGCGGCCCGGCTAGTAGCGCAGGCATCAACCCGAGTTAGCGAGTACAAGGCAAGAATATGGACGCTTGAGGGTGGATATAACAGCGTTGCGAACGGGAGCGCATCAATTCTTGGTGACGCGACAACGATGGTAAATGCGTTGCTTGCTGCTGATCCGTCTGCTAAGTGGATATTTATAGGCATTCCAAATGCAAATACAAGTGGAATAAGCAGCGGCACGCCATACAACACAATTATTTCCGCAAATGCGGGTCTGGCTACTCTGTGCGGAAGTCACTTCCTAGACCTTCTGCCGTGGCTTATTGCTAACGGGCTATCGGTTAATGGCCTTACTGCCACTGCTAATGACTTGGCAGATATTGCGGATGGTATCGTGCCACGGCAACTGCGATCTGGCGATCTGTCGGTCCACTGGAATGACTACGGCCACTATGCAGTGGCGCAAGCGGTTCTTGCAAAGCTCCAAGCCCTCGGTTACGACTAACCAGCCACGCAAGCTGACTACAAGCCACCAGGCCCCGCCAGTCCACAAGATCGGCGGGTCTTAACCAGATGCTAATTTGAAATAGTTAGCCGGACACTCGGTGTCCAAATATTCAGGTCTTTGTTGACCTTGTTTGAATGATTGATAATCCTAGAAGGACAACAAATGACTATTACAAACGGCAGGATTACTGCTGGTTACTTAGAAAAGGTAACCGATGAAGAGCTAATTAACACGGTTGAAGCTGGTATCATGAACTCTGTTGGTGACTTCCTTAATAGTTCCGACATGGCGCGAGAACGACAGAAAGCCACGTATGAATACGGTATGCTTGCTGAAGGTCACCTATCACCGCAAGGTGTATCGCAGATTGTATCCTCTGATACAGTTGAGGCGGTTGAAGGTTTCACAGCTATTATCGCGGAGTTGATGTTTAACAACAACAAACTCTGCAGATTCCTACCAACTGGACATAATCCAAAAGACTATCACAACGCTAAAGTAGCAGGTGATATCACAAACTATACCATCTTCAAGCAAAATAATGGTTGGGAAATCCTCAACACATGGACCAAATCCGCACTACTGTGGAAGAACTCTATTGTTCGATGGGAGTTTGTGGAAGATTTCGAGTATACCTTTGAAGAGTTTGATGAGATCTCTCAGGATAATCTAGATATCCAACTTGCTGAACCTAACGTAGAGATTGTCGGTGAACTCAAGTACGATCAAGAGCTTACTACAGGTCCTGACGGTGAAGCCGTAATGCAGATGGTATACAAAGAAGTACGTCTGCGCAAGAAGGTAGAGAAGACACGAGTACAGATTAAGAATGTACCTCCAGAAAACTTTCGTATCACTCGTGATGCACACAATCTAGATGATGCCGCATTCGTAGGTATCCAGACAGATCTAACCCGCAGTGATATCCGTAAGTACTTCCCAGAGATTGCGGAAGATATTGACTGGACAGCTATTGGTGATGGTTCTGCATCATGGAACACACGTTACACCGAAGAGCAGGCTTCTCGTAAGCGACTGACCGGACAGGAGTACTGGATGGGTGGTCACTCTAAAGAGTTATTCCCATCAGAAGCAAACCAGATGATCACAACTATTGAATGTTGGATCCGGATTGACCGTGATGGTGATGGTATTGCAGAGCTCAAGCATCTGATTCTTGCTGGTAATATGATTCTGCTTGAAGAAGATACTGACTGTATCCCTCTGGCAACACTATGCCCATTTGAGGTACCACACGAGTTCTTTGGCCTTTCTGTTGCTGACATGATTCGCCCATCTACTTTGGCCTCAACAGCTATCCTTCGTGGATTCGTTGAGAATGTCTATCTAACTAACTATTCGCCTAAACTGGCTGATCCAAACGTAGTAGACTTCAGTGCCCTCCAAAATATGAAGCCTAAGCAGATTATTGCTACTAATGGTAATCCCAACGCAGCAGTAGCAGCGCTGACCCCTGACACAATCAGCACAGGTACGGTTCCTCTGTTGGAAGCCCTGCAAATGCACAAAGAGCAGTCAACAGGTTTATCCAAAGCCGCTCAAGGTTTGAACGATACACTGTACGTATCTGGCAATTCTGAAGAGAAGATGTCGCGAGCAATGTCAGCAGCACAAGTACGTATCCAGTATATGGCACGTCGTTTTGCTGAGACAGGCTTCAAGCGTCTGGCTGAAGGTATCTACAAGATGCTACGTTCTAAGTTCCGTGGTCGTGAAATGAACTACTACGATCAGAATGACTTTATGAAGTCTATTGATCCGGCCATGCTACCCGACAACATGCTGCTATTGGTTGACGCAGATGTTGGTGAGAACAGTAACAGCAATATCATCAAGAAGATGCAGTTAGTGGGTTCACAATTAATCCCCGCGCTACAACAAGCTGGTGCTGGTGGTGCAGTAGATCCTTCTGCGGCAGTAAAGATTGCTTGCAAAACTCTGGAGGCTATGGACTTAGATCCGCTAGACTACCTAGTTGATTATACAGATCCAAAGTTTATTGAGGCAGCTATTCAGAGTCGTAAAGATGAAGTAGCAGCTGGTAACAAAGCTAAAGCACTGGAAGAGCAGAAGATTCAGCTTGATATCCAACAACGACAAGCAACATTGAACCTTACAAACGTACAGTCTAAGAACGCTATCTCTGATAACGTTAAACAGATGGCTGTTGCGCTAGACAAAAGTATTCAAGAGC